TAAGTCTGTACAGAAAAAAGATTATTTATATGTAACTAGCGCAATCTTAAAAGAAGTTAGCCTAGTCGAAAGCCCAGCGTTTAGTAACGCTCAGGTAACTAAAGTTGCTGCTAGTGAAAACGAAGCAGAGACACCAATCGAAACTAAAGAAAGCGAGACTCCTGTGGAAGATTTAGCAACAGCACCACAAGAAGCAAAGGCAGAGGCTGCTACTCCTACAGTAGAAGCCGCACGCCCAACAATTACAGCACCACTTATTCAAACAACTATTCGTACGCCAATTACATCTATGGCTGCTTACACAGAGCACAAGATTAAGGCTGCACTAGGTAATGATGATTCAAAGCTATATGTAACAGCAGCGGATGATGCATTTTCAAATAACGGCGCATTTAATCCAACACAATATCTAGCCGAGTTTGTAACTAACACACGCTTTGGCACACCTGCTATTGATGCATGTTCACAAGGCGTATTACCGCAAAACGGTCTTACTATCAATGTGCCTTCACTTGTCACTAGCTCAGGCGGTGGAACAGGTGTAGCACCAGTAGTTACTGTAGAAGCCGAAGGCGGCGCAGTACAAAATACTGGCATGGAAACAAATTATTTGAGCGCAACTGTATCCAAGTACAGTGGCATGAACACGCTCAGCATCGAGCTTTTAGAAAGAGCGGGATATCCTGGCTTCTATGAGGAATTGACCAATCAATTAACACAAGCTTATCTAAAAACAATTGATACAACAGTATTAACTGCACTTCTTGCAGCTGGTATGAATGGTACAAATACAACTGCTGATTTAGATGGTATTGTCGCATTCACAACAGAAGGCGCACGTACTATTTACTCAAACACTGGTTACTTTGCACAGAATTACATCGCTAACCCAGCACAATGGGGTGCGTTAATTGGTGCGCAAGATACAACGAAGCGTCCAGTATTTAATGCCCTACAACCTATGAACGCTGCTGGTCAAGTTGGCCCACAGTCGATCAGAGGGTCAGTGCTTGGACTTGATCTATACGTAGACAAGAACTTTACAGCTACTACATTTGATGACGATTCAGCAGTTATCCTTGCACCAGAGGCTTTCACTGTATATCGCTCAGCACAAAATTACATGAGCGTAAATGTAGTTTCAAATCTACAGGTACAGGTAGCAATTTACGGATACATGGCAACACTAGCCAAAATGCCTAACGGAATTATCAAGTACAAGAAGACCTGATAACACCGATTAAATAAATAATCCCTAGGGTTTAGTAGCCCTAGCCCTAGGGAGCTTTTTTAGATAAGGAGTAAAGATGCCAGCCACGTATGTAACCGAAGCTGAGTTACGCAGTAATTTAGGTATTGGCACACTCTATACATCGGCAACAGTTGAAGAATGCTGTCAATCAGCAGAAGATTTAGTCAATCAATATTTATGGTTTAACACTGCCCCAGTAGTAGGCACAGCGTTACAAGATAATGTAGCAACACTTATGATAGCAAATCCGAATGCATTTGTAGCCACACAATCAATAACTGTAAGTGGGTGTGGTGCGCCATTTAACGGCACTTACACAATTACTGGCACAATACCGCCAAGCACAGGCACAACTAGCCTTATACCAGTATTCATGTATCAGTACGGACAAAATAATTATCCAAGCGGATATTCGTTTGTGCAATATGCAAGAACAGCAACAAATCAAACTTTTCACAAGGTAGTACCTTATGGCGTAGCCACAGGCCCAGACCACAAGACCCAAGCTTATGCGAGCACCCCTGCAATACGAGAAGCGGCCATGATCGTAGCCGTAGATATCTGGCAAGCTAGACAAGTCAGCCAGACGGGTGGGGTCGGTATGGATGGGATCACTGCCAGCCCATATCGGATGGGTTATCAGCTGATTAACAGAGTGCGTGGTCTCATCCAGCCGTATTCTAGTCCTAACTCACTGGTCGGCTAATGGCTGCAATAAGCACCTTACGTGGCACTTTAGCAACCGCACTTACTAATGCAGGCGTGTGGAATACCTTTAGTTTTCCACCTGCAACTCTTCTCGCAAATAGCGTGGTCGTAACTGTGTCAGATCCTTACATCGTACCTAGCAATAATAGCCAGACAAGTATTGCGCCTTTGGCTAACTTTAAAATTTTAGTGACAACACCTGCATTCGACAATCAAGGCAATCTAAAAGGCATAGAAGATTTTCTTGTAGCAGTAGTAAACAAACTAGCGGCATCTACCCTAGTCTATAACATATCAAGTGTCTCCGCTCCAGCTATAACTAATGCAGCTAGTGGAGATTTATTAACGTCTGAAATCACCGTATCAATCCTAACGAGCTGGAGTTAAAATGAGTTCACAAGCAGAAGACTTAGCCTTCTTAATCAAGATAGGCCAAATCAAGGAAGCACCAAAACAAACCGCACAAACTAAAAAAGAAGAGGAATAACAATGGCCATATACTTAAATAACAATGTAGGCGTTAAACTGGCTACTGCCGCTGCGCCTACAGTACCTTCAATCGATATCAGTTCTTATGTAACTAACGCTGTAATCAATCAAATTGTAGATGAGCTTGAAGTAACAACAATGTCAGATCTTAGCCATCGTTTTGCTCAAGGCCTACAATCTGCAACATTCTCTATTGACTTTCTAAATGACTGGGCAGCAGGCCAAGTAAATGCAACATTAAGTGCAGCATTTGGTCAGACCCTAGCAGTATCAGTTATCACAGTTAAAGGCACTGCAGTATCAGCCGCTAACCCAACTTATCAATTTTCAATCTTGGTAAACAACTTAACCCCAATCGGTCAAGGTGGCGTGGCTGAAATTGCAAGCTCAAGTCTGTCCTTTACAGTAAACTCAGTAGTAACAGTGTCCCCATCGGTGGCATTCTAACTAAGGAGTAATAATGGCAAAGCTGAAGATTACAAGGGCTAATGGCGAAGTATCTGAACACAAGATAACACCAGGAGTCGAGTACGCTTTTGAAATTAGTAAAGGCATGGGCATCTCTAAAGCATTAAGAGAAACAGAAATGCAGAGCAATATTTACTGGCTTGCATGGGAATGCTTACGTAGATCAGGTGCACAAGTACCTCTCTGGGGCAGCGAGTTCATCGATAGTTTAGAGACCGTCGAGGTATTAGACGAAGAAAAAAAATAGTACAGCGTGATTCCATTCTCTATACAGTGGCTGCTATAAGTGTAGAGACTGGAATTGCGCCTAGTGAGTTTATTAACATGGACTCAGACATGCTGACAGCAATTGTGCAGGTGTTAAGCGATAGAGCAAAGGAGATCAAAAATGCCAGTAGAGGTCGTAGGCGTTAAAGATGTCCTTAAAGGCTTAGAGTTTATAGATGAAGATATGCGTCAACGCATACGTACTGCTATAGATCCTTTAATGCGTGGTGTAGCAAGTAAAGCCAAATCATTTGCACCAAGTAATAGCGGTGTTTTGTCAGGCTGGAGTAAATCACCTAACCCAGCCATTAACTATCGGCCATTTCCAAAATATGATAGAAGCACCGTAAAAGCAGGTATTGGATATAACGCAGGCGAAAACAAAACATTTAAAAATGGATTTAAGGTTAGCAATTACGTATATAACGTAAGCGCAGCTGGTCGAATATACGAGACTGCAGGCCGCAATAACCCACAAGGTCGTGCGCCATTTCAGCAAATAGATCCAAGCACACCTAACTCACCAGTCGGTGCAGTGCAAGGATTTGAGGGCACTAGAAGAGCTAGAGAATATACATATAATAAATCTACAAGAGAGTACGCATCTAATAATCCATTTGCAGGTTATCAGTTTGTAACGTCTATGCCTGGACTGACATCACAGCCTAAGATTAAAGGCGTACGTGCTGGTGGTAAGAAGACTAAAGGCAGACTTATATTTAAGGCGTGGGCCCAGGATAGTCAAGAAGTTTATGATGCAATTCTTAAGGCTATAAACTCTACAGCTATACAATTTAACAAAGCCACAGAGATTAAGAAGGCAGCCTAATGGCCAATGTAGTCGTCTCGGCTATTGCTACCTTTAATGGCAAGGCACTTAAAAAAGGTCAGAAGGATATATCAGCCTTCGACAAACAAGTTAAAAAATTAGGTAAGACCTTTGCTACCACATTTGGCGCATATCAATTATTAGCATTTAGTAAGAAGGCTATTGCAGCATTTGCAGCTGATGAAAAGGCCGCTAAATCACTAGAAGTACAATTACAGAATACAGGTTTTGCATTCGCAGCACCAGGAGTAGAAGCGTATATAGCAAGCCTACAATCTTTGTATGGCGTATTAGATGATGAGTTGCGCCCAGCATTTCAGCAATTACTTACAGCTACTGGATCTATTACAAAGAGCCAAGATGCACTACAGACCGCATTAAATGTAAGTGCAGCTACAGGTAGATCACTTTCCGAGGTCAGCGCAGCATTAACACGTGGATTCTCAGGTAATACCGCAGGCCTTAGCAGATTAGGCGCAGGCATAAGCAAAGCCACGCTTAAGACTGGCAACATGGATAAGATCATGGAAGAACTTAATGCTAAGTTCGCAGGTCAGGCCGCAGCTAGATTAGACACATACGCAGGCAAGATGAGTCTGTTACAAGTTGCCGCTGCCGATGCTACAGAGATTATAGGTAAAGGTTTAGTAGATGCTTTAACTGCATTAAGTAGCGATCAAAGTATAGAAAGTTTGTCCGATGATATGACTAACCTTGCTAAAGGTATAGCCGATGTAGTAGGTGGTATAGGTGAATTAGCAAAAGCAATTAAAACTGTAGGTAATGCACCAGGCATTAAACAATTATTAGATGTATTGACTGCCACAAACATATTCTCACTCACGAGTAAATTAGGTTCATTAGATAAACAACCTGGTCAATTACCATTTAATCAGCAACGCAGTGCAGGCCGTATATCTGCTCAACAAATTAAAACAGAAAACAGATTAGCAAAGGCTAAGGCTGCAGAATTAGCAACCTTGCAAAAGAAGAACGCTTTGGAAAATAAAAATGTAGAAGAGTTGAAAAAGAAGTTTGATTTAGAGCGCATAGGATTAACCGCTGCATTAGCAAAAGCAACCGATGAAGAAACTAAGTCACGTCTACAGGCTCAACTAGCCATACTTGATAATAACGATGCTTTGGCTAAGAAGATACTGGCAGAAATGGAAGCAGCCGAGGCTTTGAAAAAACTTGCTGAACAGGCAAAAGCAGCTGGCATGAGTATTACAGAGTTTGCTTTGGTTCAGGTTAGGTCTTTAATAAGTAGAATCAATGCTCAGATAGAAAAGATTAACAAAGAGTTTGGCTTACCTTCGACAACTACTACTAGCGCACCATCTCGTGCAACTTCATTACCCGCTAGTTACTTCCAAGATCTAGCAGTGTCATTAGTTGGCACTACTGGCTACAGCGGAATGAATGTCGCGCAAATTGCAACTGAAAGAGCAAGAGAATCAGGCAACAGATCAGTAGATGTCAATCTGAGCGTTAGCAGTCCATCTGGTGACAGGTTTGCTCAACTTATGGCAGAAAGCATTCAAGTCGCTGGGCGCAGTGGTTATAACACAGCACCTAATGGCGGATTACCATAATGGCAGCACCAGTAGTAAATGCGATAATTAACTTTAGCACTGGGCCGTCATTTGCTCAGGCTATGATTATTGACCAGGGTATTTTAGGAACAAACGTATTAGCAGATTCAGCAGCTGTAATTGTAGATGTGTCTAATCGTATAAATCGTATTGAGACTAACCGTGGCCGTACTGCATTATCAGATCAATTTCAGACAGGCTCACTAAGTTTGACTATCATAGATCAGAATGGCGACTTTAACCCACAGAATGTAAGCGGCCCATATTACAATTTATTAACACCCATGAAGAAGGTGCAGATTACTGCAACCTATAACGGTGTTACTTACCCTGTATTCTCTGGATTTATTACAAGTTATGTAACTAGATACCCAGACGAATCATCTGCAGATTTAGCAACAACTACGATAGAAGCTGTAGATGCATTTAGATTAGCGCAGTTAGCACAGATTAGCACAGTTACAGGTGCTACTGCAGGCGATCTAGCAGGCACACGTATTAACGAGATATTAGATGAGATTTCATGGCCAGCATCAATGCGTGATGTAGATGCAGGTCTTACTACTATGCAAGCAGACCCAGGCACTAACCGCACAGCACTACAAGCTTTAACTACAGTGGCTATCTCAGAGTATGGTGCTTTATATGTAGATGGATATGGCTCATTTGTATTTCAAGATAGAGCAGTAACTGTTGGATCTATTGGTGGCACACCTACACTCTTTGCAGATAATGGCACAGGCATAGTTTATTATGACGCTGCTTGGGTACTAAATGATGTGCTTATATTTAATAAAGCCACTATTACTAGAACTGGTGGCACAGCACAGGTAGCATTAAATCAAGCAAGTATAGACAAGTATTTTTTACATAGTTACTTCCAAGATAACCTACTCATGCAGACCGATGCAGTAGCCCTAGATTATGCGCAGGCTTATGTGGCCAGTAGAGCTGAGACCACGATCCGATGTGATGCTATTGTGCTAGACCTATACACGCCTAACTATGACACAGGCGTAGTTGCAGCCCTAGACTTAGATTTCTTTGACCCTATAACCATTATTACTACCCAGCCAGGTGGATCTTTACTTGAAAAGACCCTACAGATTTTTGGTGTACGCATGAACATAACACCAAATAGTTGGAAAACAACCTTTACAACACTAGAACCTGTCATAGATGGGTTTATAATAGGCAACGTAGATTACGGTGTCTTAGGG